TTGCGGCTGCGGCGTAAAGACTTCTTCAATGACGTCCTCTAGTGCCTGTCCCTTTTGGCGTGCCTTAATGACAGCCGCAATCTGTCGCACAACTTCAGAAGCGTCCTGGCCTTGCATAGCCATTTGTGGTATCGCTTGAGAGAGTGCATTAATGGAACCGAGAAGCGATGCTCGCATGCTTTCGATTTCAATCTTTTCTACTTCCTGGGTTACGTTAACTGTAAATGGAAGTTCACGCATTGCCATATCCTTGGAGATGAGTCCACCACCAAGTGCTTGCAACATAAAGATAAGTCCCTGTGCAGGGTTAAGTCCTGCCAACATACCATAACGAACATCGGCTGAGTAATCACCCTTGATGTCCTTCTTAGGGGAGTATGTGATTTCGTATGGTGAACCTGAGTCTACACCACGGATTGTCTTTTCATCTGGGAAAATTAATTCATCAACTTGGAAACAAAGTTGAATTACATCGCGCAGGGCTGATGCAAAGATTGCCTGTGCTGACTTGACCTGTGTGTCGAAGGCTCCCATAAGAGCCTGCACACCTTGACCAGTAACAACTGATGCGCTGATGTTTCCTGTGCGTGATTCAGGGTAACGTGTACCAACACGCAACTCTTGACCGAGCAATGTCTGCTCAGTGAATGCACCTGGTGGAATATTAAGTTCTACGCGTCGGACGCCTGCTGGGTTGGCTGTACGAATAACAGCGTCGCCACCAAGCTGCAACTCTTGTACATCTTGTGGAAGTACAATAGGAGCTTGTACAGATTTCTCTGCAGCCTCCATTGCAAGCAACGCAAAGCGATTGCGAAGCAACTGGATACCAAGGACGTCATCAAACTGTCCACGTAGTTCATCATCAATAGATGGCTTACGGGCTACTACAACCATCATCTTACCCAATGGATTCGTAGCGCGTGATAGCACTAGGTTATTCTTTGTAGGGATGTAGATGATTGATTGGTCTTTGTCGTAGTAACGAATCATTTCAACCTGAGTATTTAAGTCTTGCTTGTAGCCAAAGCCACCTAGCAAGGAGTATTCATACTCAGGATACAATGCGACTAACTCAGCCAAAGATGTCATGTAGCGTTTTGCAAAGGCAGTGCAGCGTCCGTAGCGGTCGAATTCTGGGTAAGCACCCACAGGGTTTTCTAGGCGGATGCGCGGCAACTTTGCTTCCTCATCCAATTCAATAAAGAATGGGAGGAAACCGTAAGTGATGTACCAGTCTGCACCTTGGTACATATGTACTGCAAGGTCAGAGTGTGAAAAATAATTAGAGGCAATACGTGTACGCTTGTCAGCAAATGAACGTGCTCTATCTGAAACAGAGTTAGCAGCAGAACAGTTGACCGCAGGCAGTGGTGCCATAACTTCTGACAAGTCGCTTGCGACAACGTCAATAAAGTTTGCAACTACGTTAGCATCTACACCGTCTGGAAAGAAGTCAGGATAGACAGATGCAATGTTACCCTTGCGGACCGAAAGAACGTCGAGGTTACGACCGTCGCGTTCAGCGTTACGGAAGCGAAGGTTCTCGACTCTCGCCGCAACTTGTTCGATTGATAATGCCATTGTTATCCTAACTATAAGTTTCTTGCCATTGCTCAGCGAATGCTTCGTCTAAGTTCAATGACATTCTGCTTTGCTTTTGGTATCTGGTTGCCCAGCGATTATTTTGGAACTGACCAACCTTGCTGCCTTGTTGCATTAATTCGCGGATGCGAATGATAGCAAACCATAAAGCCATCACGCAGTCAGTTGGGTTCTTAGTATCTGGTTTCCAGGTAATGAGTTGCTGTACAAGAGACTTGAGTCCCTCTGAGCCTTCATTGCTTGGTAGTTCGATTAGACCGTTGTCTTGATAGCGACCATCATGTATAGTACCAAAAAGGCTAGACATGGATGCTACACCGAAAGATGTGTCCCACTTGTTCTTACCAGTAAAGTGTGAGTTTAACTGGCAGCCATAACTTGCCAAATAGTTACGCAGGTCAGTATCCATAGCGTAGTACTTCTGATGTGCGTTAATTTCTACACGAAACTCTTGAGGACTATACTTTTCGACCCACTCACGAATTAGAGCGTTCTCCTTTTGAGGAGTAGGGTCTGACATATTGACGCAGTCAAGTACATAGATTGTGCTGTCATCTCGGTTAAGAGTTACGGCTACAAATGCTGAACGACCAGATACGGCAGGGTCAAAGCCAATTACTGTGTAGGTCGAGCCTGCTCTGGAGGGGTGGCCTGGAGCACCAGGTTTAAGCGGTCCACGCTTTCGCATACCGTTAACACATCCTGCAACTGCTGTTGGCGCGAATATAGAATCGGACTGGACGTCTTCTTGTTGGTAGACCATAGCCCAGACAGATGCCGCAACTTCAGAGCGGCGCGTAAAGAGCGAGGGTCCATCCCATTTCGGATAAAGTCCATTTTCGTCAGGCTCATCAATCTCGTTTTCCTGCATCGTGGTCTTAGGCCACAGCGTTCTCCAACTTTCAGGCTTCTCGTCAAACTGGAGTACGGCAGGCATTGCAAAGTAAGTAAAGGGTGATTTGCCACCAGACCACTGTTGAGGGTCACGGAGCATCTTATACAGGTCAATTGGTGCAACTCGAGTGCCAACGATAATTAATTTACCATGTCTACCAAGACGTGTAATAACTTCCTTTTGAATCCACTCGAGCTGCTTTTCCCACTCGTGGGCGTTTGAGCCCATGACAGCATCGTCGATTATAATCAGGTCAGCGCGAGCACCGTAAATCTGTGAGCCCATACCTAGGGCTTGGACCGTTGGGTCTTTTTCGCCAGAGTCGCGTCCTGTACCCAGGTAAATCATATCGGCAGACCATTGTGTTGAGTCTGCTTTATATCCCCCGTTAGGCCCGAAGGCTACTTGGAGTTTGGTGAAGGCTGGGTGGGAAAGTCTTGTTTTGATTGCGCCAAGGAATTTGCGGGCCATACCTTGCGTCTTAGATACAATGATGACGCGGGCGTTAGGGTTAGTCACAATCTTGTAAACGACATAGTTAGTCGTGATGACTGTTGACTTGGCGTGCTCAGGCGGCACGTTAATCAGTACACGGTTGGCAGCTCCTGGCTCGTAGGTCATGGCTGGGTCTAGCCAGCGTGGCTCACGGCCCTCAATCAGGTCTACCCAGTCGAGGTGATGGTCAAAGAGCTTAGTATCTAGGAACTGCTCAGAGAAGTCGGGGAAGGAAATATCTCCCAGCTCCTTTAGGTCAGTCTTGATGCCTTTACCTTCGAGGCGAGCAGCCTCGGCACGTGCTTTGAACTCAGGGTCAGTTGCTGACCATTGGCGGAATGCCACGTCTGAGCGGCCCACGGAGGCCATAGCCTGGGTAATCGTGCTACCCTGACTCAGTTGCTGCAAGGCCTTCTCTTGCGCCTCGCGCTTAGGGATATTCTGAATCCCAGGTTTTCTACCCATCAGTTGTCCCCATCATTTACAGTCATTTAACGCTGGCCGATTAACGGCAGAACTTCCCCATATTATTATATATTATATTATATATAGGAGTCGCGGAGTCTTAAACGGAGCGACTCCGTATATGTATTATTATACATATAAGATAACCTGTTCAAATCGTAAAACCGAACAACTGAAACCAATATATTTATAAAAGCCCTGTTCAGGGCTATATATAGGGGGGGCTATAGTATTATATAACAGAAATTTTTTATGGGATACTATATCCGACCCTGCCACTCGTATTAAACAATCTGGGGTCATAATGTCTAACTCTCTAGTATAGGTTAATAGTCTAGGTGAATTGTCGATAAATCTATAAGTCTGCATAACTATTTATGTATTTATCTATTTACCGACTATCCACCGACACAATAATTTCTCAGCCCCCATTAAGTTTTTTCTCAGCAAACTCTCAGGGTTATACCCTCTCAGATAACTCTCAGGAAACTCTCAGACTTCTAGGGGTCTAGGGTTATACCTCTCTATTTAGCGTGTGTGCGTATCTGCACTTGTGAGGTGTGACCTAAATCACAATGGTTGAGCGTGGTTTAGATTTGACACGCTTAGCCCTATGGTGTAAAGTATCCTTTGTAAATCGGATAGTGGGCAAACCCCACAAAGGGTTCACAAAGAACGACACGCCCGACAAGTCGCGAGACTTGACAAAGGCTAGGGGATAGTGTAAAGTTATCCTCAACAAGTTAGAACCCCGACAAGTCGGGAGCGTCCCTAACTTGACAAGTCAATAAAGGTTAGATAGTCTCCACTAGTTACTAGTAACAGCGGGACGCCCGTGGTAACAGGACACTATCTAACTTAACTTGACAAGTCGCGTAGCGTAGGCTATACTAGGCTCATAACCTAGCGCGACACTAGACCTAGCATGGTGCTAGGCTAAGCATGAGAGAGGATAGACCCTTGACCTATAACCCTTATGGGGGTTTAGGTAGTATCGTGGTCACGCCACGTAAGGTTCATGCGTCTGATAGACGCTTGGGCACTATCGGGGCACGACTAACCGACACTAAACATGGTAAGGCTGTACGCCGTACACGCCCACGCCACGCCGTCACGACCAACCGACCTAAGGTTGAGCGCGTACTACCGACCCTTAGCGACCAAGAACAGGAACGCCTAGCGCGTATCCTTGCACTAGCAGAACGCGAACGCGAGTTCCGCGCCACGCTCCCAAGCGTCCACATAGACGCGAACGACTAAGCATTAGCCACGCCCGATTGTGGGGGTAGGTCTAGGTTCAAGCCCTAGCGTGGCACGACTTGACAAAGCGTCAAGCCCATGATAAGATAGGGGTATCAAGTGGCTAGTGAAAGCGACCCACGCAAGGATAGGTTTTGGACTTGTCCTAAGTGTGGCAAACTTAATCTAGGCTCATGGTGTCCCTGTGAGAGAGGTTAGACATGACACTATCTACAAGCGACTTGTTCGCGGTAGTATTAGCGTTAGCACTTGCTAACACTATGCTAGTGATTGCCTTTCGTAGAGTCTATGTATTAGAACGCAGACTCCGCAGATACGAAGGCTACTATGACGCACGATAACCTATTGCTAGACCTTACCCAACGTGAGGTCGAGGTAATCCGCATGGCACTTAGAGTGCAAGAGGATACCCATAAGCGCAACGATTTCCCTAGCCTAGTGCTAGAGGTTCAGACCTTGCGCTCCAAGATAGCAGACGCTATAATTGACAGCGCGAAAGAATTGACAAAGGCTTAACGCCATGCTATACTACGACTATACAGCGAGAGGGGGTGAGATACATGGAGAATGACGATAACACTAGAGAGTGTACGAATTGTGGCAACACAATAGATGACGGAGATGAACTAGTGGTTAATGACCATGCTTACTGTAATGAGTGTGTGTTTAGTTGCCATGAGTGCAACGACATACGCGACATGGACGACAACGTTCACGTCAATGGTGAGTTATGGTGTACCAATTGCGCTAGTTACTGTCAGCGTTGCGAGGACGGTATGCCTAGTGAGAACAGCCACACCGTAGACAATGAGGAATGGTGCGACTATTGCTGGGAGAATTACAGTTACTACTGTGAGAATTGTTGCGAGTCGTCATCAGAGAACACAAGTTATGTCGGGGACGACCCTTACTGTAATGATTGCTTCTCTGATAATTGCTACTACTGTGATGATTGTGATGAGTCTTACCACAATGATTACCCTTGCGATTGTCGTGAGAGTAACCCTATCGAGGGTAAGTGTTGTCGTGGCTACCGTTCAAGCGGTACTATTCACGACTACTCATGCAAGCCAGCACCTATCTT